TCCTGCCGGTTTATGATCTGATTGCGGGTGTAGGACAGCTCATCGTCAATTCCGGCCAGTTCCAGGATTTGCAGGATAAACTGCGTGACCTCCCGCTCGAACTTGTCCGCTTTCAGGTCAAGCGGCACATAGCTTGCCTTGATTGCGGTAGCGGTCTGGTTCCCGGCCTGGACGGCGGATGCGTCAAAGGCCTGGAAATCCTGGTAAAGCTTTTTCTCCAGCATATCAATGGCGGTCTGGGTGCCCTCAAAGGGGGCCTCTATGGTGTGCGGCTCGGCCTGGGCACCCTCGTCGCTGTTGTCCATAAAGGCCACGTGAGAGCGTTTGACGAGGCGCAGGAACTTTTCCGCGTCCAGGTAATCCATTCCGCCGCAGTTGGTCAGCACCCAATAGATAATGTTGCCCTCGTCCACGTTGTTGACCATGTTGGAGCAGCAAAGGTCCAGCGCGTCTATGGTCCCCCGCCGCCCGGCCAGCTCCGACTTGCAGTCGCGGTTGTTCTTCAGCGGGACAATGGGGAACGCCGGATAGTTTTCGCCGGTGTAGATTTTCGTGCCGTCCATCTCCCGTTCTGTCACGTGGAGGATGTAGGCCCGCTTTTCCCTTAAAATCTCCAAATCCCGGCTGCGGGCCTTGGTGTACTCCGTATAGCCGTCCAGTTCGTAGAGGGTACAGCGCAGGGGCTTGTCCGGCGCAAGCTGCCACCATCGTATGCCGGCCCGCAGAGCGCCGTTCTCCTCGTCGTAGAGGGGCACAAACTCTGTGACTGCGAAGATTTCCAGGTGGTCCAAATTAAAGAACCCGAAGGACACCCCGCCCACCGCGGCATACTCCGCTGCCAGGCTGACTTTCTGGTCAAAATCCCGGCCCAGGCGTTTTTGGTCCGTGCCCTTGGAAAAGGTCACGCCGTTGCCCAGCAGGTAGTTGACGAGCTGGTCCACTACGAACCCGAAAAACCGGCTGGCAATCTTGTGGTTGGCCGTGTACATGTCCAGGTGCGCTTTGCCCTGCATGTCGTAGAGGATTTTTTCGTATTCGTTTATGGTGGGATTCTCGCCGTCGTAATATTTCTGCGCGGCCAGGGCGGTTTTGTACTGGCCGCTGGCCTTGTGGTCGTCGATCGCCCCCAGGAGGAACGCAGTACGCCGCTTTTCATCCTCGCCGCAGTCCAAAAGGTCCTGATAGGTTTTCAAAACGTTCCTCCCTTCCCCGGATCAATTTTTGATAGTACGGCTCAATGCAGTACTCAAACGCGTCCAGGCTGTCAATATCGCTGGTGCCGTCGTCCAGCCGCACGTCCTCAAAGCTGTCGGGGTCGTACATGGCGGTCTGAAATGCGTCGGTCATATGCTCACAGTGGCGGGCGACAAACAGCCGCTTCTGGGCCATCAGGAGCACAGTCAGCCGGATACGGTCCTTGATTTCCATTTTCTTGGCGTTCAGCACAGTGGTGGACAGCTTTTCCCGCCTGACCGCGTTTTGCAGGCCGCGGATCAGCACAGACTCTGCGTTGTCCGCTCTGGTCTGGGACGGGCCGTAGACGCTCTGGACGCGCCAGACGAACTCGCAGAATTTCCGGTCCAGCTTATCCGGGTCCAGCTCCTCGCTGTCCAGATGCTCCTCGTCCAGAACGAGCACGCACCAATCATAGGTAATGCCTACAGCTTTAAAGGCCGTAGCGGACTTGGTGCCGCCGAAGTCAACCCCCAGCATGATTTTGTAAATCTGCTTGTTCTGCTCCTGGCACCACCGCACTGGATCGTCAATCAAAAACTCCTCGGTATGATTGGCAAAGTACTTGTAGATCAGGCCCTCAGCGGGCACCCAGAGGCCCCGGATCCACCGGTCGTAGTAAATCGTACCGGCGTACTCATTTTTCAGGCTCGCCACGATATGGGGCGGCAAGCAGCCGTCGTCAATGTGGTAGCTCTGCTGGTAGATGTCCGCATCGCCGTCCAGAAATTTCTTGAACCAGTGCTTAGGGTACTCCGGGTTGCAGGTCCCGTCAAAATGGGAGTGCTCACAGCGCAGGCGGCTTTTCAGCATATGGAAAACCTCGCTGCTCCAGGTGGTCACCTCGTCGCCGTAGACGTATTCAAAAGTAGCGCCCTGGATACGGGAGACGTGCTTTTTGTTGTCCGCGCCCAGGGCGTAGACTTTCCTGCCAAAAATCTGCACGGTATTGTCGCTGCGGATGTTTCCCACCAGGCCGGGCCACAGCTCCCGCATTGGCTCCAGGATGTTGCGCTCCAGGGTCCCGCGGGTGTTGCCCAGCAGGACCAAAAGCCCCTCGCCTCTGGCCGCCTGGATGCGCTTGGGTATCACCACGGAGTAGTCCACAAAGCTCTTCCCGCTGCCGGTGGCTCCCGTCTTGACGTTCCAGCGGTGGTTACAGTTTTTCAGAAATTCCCGCTGTTTTTCAGTCAATGGCACTTTCGATGCCCTCCAGCAGCTCGCGGGCTTTTTTCAGCGCATCGGAGTCGCCGGTCTCTTCCGGCTTGGCGCTGTACCCATAGCGGGACATCCACAGCGGAGCCAGCTTGGGGTCGATGACGCCCAGCTCGAATTTCATCCGGGCGTCGATTTCGCATTCTTCCCGCATACGTGTTAACGTGTCCGGATACTGCTTTCCGTAGGTCTCGTAAAACGCGGACCGGGAAATGCCCGCCCAGGCGCAGAAGCCCTCAATGGTGCAGGTCACGCTACGCTCCAGCTTCTGGCTGACAAACCGGGAGCTTTTCTGGCTGAAGCCGTGGGTCATCGCCTTCCGGTCATTGCACCAGGTCTTGTATGCCTCCCAGGCTTCAGACAGCGCTTTGGCGCTTTTGAACTTTTTGGGACGGGCCATCCGAATCACCTCCTGACAAAACAAAAACGCCAGAGTCCACAACACAGCCTTTCGGCTTGCTATGGGCTCCGGCGTTCTACGCTCTGGCCTCTGTCGATATTCAAGATTATTTCCGTTTTGCAATCCCGGCAGTACACCGGCAGTCCCCTGGCCTGCGTCTCAGGCTCGACCCGGAGCAGGCGGTGGTTCCGTTTGCAGTTGGGACAGATCAGCCATCCGTCCTTCACCGTCAGTTTACCACAGTTTCGCGTATTTTGCAACCTTGTCAACCCCATTTCTTGGATATGAGCATAATTTATACTTACCCCCAAGACAGAAAAGAATAGAAAAGGCTATTCTTTTTTCGGTCTTTTCCGTTTGGCCCGTTTCTTTTTGCGCGGCGTGTAGGGCAGCAGATACTTTACCCAGCTGAATTCCCCCCAGCCGTTGAGCCGGGGACCCTCCCGGTCCAGCACCAGCGCCCCCGGCGGAACGCCCAGCATCAGGTCGTCCGCCACATGCTCCGTCTCCGGCTCCGGGGAGACCAGCCCGCGGGAGGGGGTCCAGGTATGCTCCCCAATCTTTGGGTGGCCCCATTCTCTCGGCTCCTTGGTCAGGTAGCTTGCCAGGTCCTCGTAAGTATAGTCCTGGTCAAAGGTCAGCCGCCGGACCTCCACGTTGTCCCCGTAGAGCCAGAGCTTGCGTATCAGCTCCAGGTCGTCTCCCGTGGAATTTATGACAATATGGTGGTGCAGCCGCCCGCCGGGGAAACAGCCCTCCGTCACATAGATGTAACGGAGGGGCTGGCCTCTGGCCCGGCTCAGCTTGCCGAAGAACCGCTTGAGGCGTCGGACCGCCTGGCTGCGGTCCTTGGGGAGGTGCTTGTCATCATAGGTAAGCGTGACAAACAGATCGCCGTTGTCAAAGTTCGCGGCCAGCTTACGTTCCAGCTTTTGAAACGACGTGCGGGCGTTGAGCTTTTCCCGCGCCCAGGTACTGGCTTTTTGCTTCTGCGCCCTGGCCTTGGGCGGGTCCCCGGAGGCCGGCGCGGTGTACAGCACGGCGGAGACTAACCGTCCCGCTTTGGTGCGTTTCAGGATTTTTGACATTTGGAGGGGTCCTCCGTTTTCAGACGTTTTTTTCGGTATGGGACTATGTACCCGGTTTTCTTTTTGATTCGGGCGAAATATGCGCTGACTTGCTGCGGCGTCCTGTGCACTGGAAGGTGGCGGCGGAAAGGGGCATTCCCGGCGCCGCGGAGGGCCATACGCCGGTGGTGTGGTCCACAAAGTAGGCGGCAAAGGGGGATTTCTCGATCTGGTCCATGGTCAGGTCCGACCAGTCGCACTCCATCAGGGACCAGAGCAGCGTATTTTTGCGATAGGGATTTTCAGGTTTCATGGCTTTCCCACTCCCAAATTTTCTAATCCTCGACCCATGATTTTATTCCACTTGCTGTCCGCTTTCTGTGCTTCTTTCATGGCGGCATCTGCTTTCTTGATTACTGAGTCAGGAATATCAATCAGCCGTTTCCCCTCATATGGAGCCAGCAAATCAATGTACTCCTGCCGCATTTTGCATGCGTAAGCAGATAACCTCTCTGCTTCTTCAAGTTTCTTTTTATCCCGCTGCTCCTCCACATCGTTCAAAGCGCGTTGGACGAAGAGCGTTTGAGACTGGTTCCAGAGCTGGAGCCGCTCAATGACAAAAATCAGCTCTGCTTTGGTGCAATCATTTAGTGTCATAAAGTTGTACTTTCCACCTTTTTGTAGATTCTTTTTGCCTCGTAAATGTGAGTACAGTGCTTGCCTGGGATGAAAAGTTCCACTGAGATTTTCCGTCCCTGACGGAACACCTTTCTGACTGCTCCGACCAGGACGGGCCCTGTAGCCTTTCCGCTGTCATCCAACGTCTGAAAGCTAAAGCTCTCACCGATGCGCCCAGTGAAGTTTGTTGCTTGAAAACTCACAATTTTCATGTGGTAATTTCCTCCGGCCTAAGTTGTCAGTTCTGGTATTCTCTGGCATCCTTGTTCCAACGGACAGTGACCGTCTCATGGCACTTGCATTTGACCTCGATTTCCGGGTCCTCACTGTTGGTCTGACCCCAACTTTCTTGTTCGCAGTAAGGGCAGGTAAAGCGATACCGGGCAAGAGCGCCAGTGAGGTCGATTTTGCAGCCGCACTTACACTCGAACTCGGTTTGGTACTCACGCAGGAAGGTCCCAAAAGCGCTCCCGCACTCCGGGCAGAAGAGGCGAAGCAGTCCCCGCGCACCTTCTGGCTTTTTCATAAAAGGTGGAATACGTACAGCCTCCGGTTCCGGCTGGTCCGCAGCGTCAACGGGTGCCTGGTCCCACAACTCTGGCTCGGAAGCCTGAGGCGGTTCGACGACCGGCGCACACATGTCCATTAGCCGCTGGATGGTCTGCTTGGCCCTGGTAATTCCCTCAGCAGTGGCCTTCACATTGACTGTTGTATCAACTATGGTGGAGCCTTCTTCGGTAATACAGAGCGAAAATGTGTAGATTGGCGATAATTCATCATAATAACTCATGGTGTTTCCTCCTTCATTTGTGTGGGCTGGCGACTATATACATATACTTGCTTAGTTCCACCATTTCTCTGCGGGCAAGCACAGCGGCATTAAAATTCTCCCGTCCGTGGATTTTTACGAGCAGTTCTCCCATCTTATCAATAGTTTCCCTGGCTTGACCAACCAGCACCCGGAACATTACCAAATCCTCGTCGGTATCCGGATCCGTCTGTGTGGTCTTTCCCTCAAACGCCTGGATTTGGTCTCTGGCGGCGGCAAGGGCTTCTTCGGCAGCTCTCTGCTTTTCCTCCGCTTTCTGTTTGGCAGCTCTGGCCCGGTCGATTTCGGCTTGCATCTCCGCTGCGGTCTCTGCCCGGACAGCGGCAAGCTTTTCCTGGTCAACCTCCATCACCGCCACCTCCACCGGCCGGCTTTGCAGCTCCTTCAGCTGTTGCTTCAGCTCGGCGATTCTGGCGGAGGTCTCGTCCCGTTCCAGACTGGCACGCTCCAGCAGGTTGTTGGCAAGCTTCAAGTCACCCTCCATTTTCTCCTGGGATTTTCTGGCCTCATCCCGTTCCCGGATGGCCTTTTCCAGCTCGCGGGAGGTCATACTTTTCACGGGAGCCTCCGCCATAAACGCCTCCCGTTCCGGTTCTGGCAAGGCAAGAAGCGCCAATGCTTTCGCGGCTCCCAAATCCGCAAGCGCCTGCGGATTTGACCACTCCCGCGCCAGGCGCATATAATTCTGCGCGGACCGCTCCGAAAACTCCACCTGCCCGGTCAGCCACGGGAGCCATTCTCCGTGGGATAGGAGGCCTTTCGCCTCAATCAAACGCTGGCCGATGGTCAAGATAGCCGCTCCGGCGGTCTTTTTCAAGTCCAGAATCTCGCTTGTAATGGCCTCTATGTTCCGCGCCTCGCACACAGCCGGGGAGACCATCCCAACCTGGTTGAGCTTGTCCGCCAGCCGGCTGTAGGCAGATTTTTTCTTGTCGTTTGTCATGCAGTACCACCTTATTCATCCTTCCTATGCCTCAGGTCTTTCCAGTCTTTCCGTCAATTCTAAAAAAAATTCCTTGTTTCTTGTGCTTAACCCCACCGCCGTTCTCTCGTCTTCTAGTTTAAAGCGCGTTTCCAGGTCAAACACGCTTTTCTGCGTCCCTTTCATCGGGCGGTAAGTCCGACACTGCAATTCTTTTAGGCGCTCCCAGTATTTCGGCAAAAGGTGGTATACGTTTCTCAGCTCATCCAGGTTTTTATTTGAACAGCACCAACAGGAGACACGGTCCAGGATGTCATATAGGCGAATCGTTCCGTCTGGTGTTGTGGCTCCGTGTTCCCTCCATTCATATCCAAGTCCATAGCAGTATTGCAGGCAATCAGCTTCCGACATACCCCATTCTATCAGCGGAAAACGTTTATATGGCTTGTACTCTTTTTCCAATCTGTGCGCTTCATCCGTTGCAATTCCAACCAGAACGATCGCGTTCCGTTCCTCTGCATACTTCCCCAGGATCGTTCTTTTGTCGGCCGTCCCCCAGCGGCACTTTCCTCCGCACCAGCTATATCCCAGGTGTTCATTTTCTTTACCTTGGTTTACTGGACGTTCAAACATTTGCCAACAAAATTCATATTTCGGCTTCAAAACCGTGTGTTTTATCCCGTTTTTATCCAAAAATGCCACAAGTGAGTCCCATTCGTCATAAATTGCCTGGAATTCCATCCCCGTGTCATACATGACTACCTCGTCAAGGCGCAACCCTTGTCGTATGTACTCATAAGGGATTACAAGACTGTCCTTGCCGCAAGATACACTAGCGATTGTATATTGACTCATATACTTTCCACCACATCCTCCACAAAAAATCCGCTGCCCAAATACCAAAATTCAAAACGGCATATCCGGGGCCGGGTCCTCCAG